GCTTACGTATTCGCCGTAACGCGCCCGGTATTTTTACCTATATACACACCATGTGTATAATTTATGAGGTACGAATTATTTACCCCCTAAAGATACGAAAAATATGTACAATTCCAGAGCACGGTTAAGCCGCCTTACAAGGATGCAACAATCTAATGGTTTTGCGGCTTTCTCATTAGTTGCTTGTAGTTGCCAAATTGTCGTGCACGTATTGCCTTGTAGCTCAGTAGGTAGAGCATATGACTGTTAATCATAGGGTCGCTGGTTCGAGCCCAGCCGAGGCAGCCAAAAAATGTCACATGTTTGTAAAGAATATATGTCTATAATCAAATGGTTAGGAACACTTCTGTGCTTAGCAGGTATAGGCCTAACAAGTTTCAACATCTACCCCATAAATATCTTGCTAAGCCTGGCGGGTAGTGTATTATGGACGTTCGCGGGTTGGGCTCAGAAAGACATACCATTATTTTTAGTTGAGCTCGTGGCAGTAATCTTCTACATAGCTGGAGTAATTGCATTATTTCGTTGAGGTGAAGCATGAGCACAATCATTGGTGACTGGAGTAGAAAAATTATTGTGACGGATAGTCAAGTATCAGACGACGACTCCAACACAAAAACATTCCAGAACGAAAAAGTCTTTCATATCCCACAAGGCATATTAGCCGGAGCAGGTGATTTCATATCCATCCAAGAAGTTGTCCAATATTTCATGGAAGGCAAAAAGGGCAAACCGCCGATTATCAAAGATGTCGATGATGCTGATTTCATGCTTTTGACAAATGACGGATTATTCGTTTCTGGTAAAGACCTAAGATTCCAAAAAGTCGAAAAGTACGAAGCTCTAGGAACAGGCACATTAGCAGTTTTGGCAGTTATGGCTTTAGGACACACAGCAGAAGAAGCATGTTGGGCTGCGACACAAAGTGATTTATACTCCGGCGGGGACGTAAGGGTTTACTCGTTGAATAATAAAGAATTTACTGTGTGGAAAAAATAAAAAATGCCGTTTAAAGACCCAGAAAAAAGACGTATAAAACAGGCTGAATACTCCAAAAAGTACTATGAAGCCAATAAAAAGACAGTAATTAAGAAAATAAACGCCAAAAAGAAGGTCAATCGGGCCTGGTTTACGGCTTATAAAGCCACTTTATCCTGCATAATTTGCGGCGAAAACCACCCCGCAGCACTTGATTTTCATCATAAAAAACCCCAAAAAACAGACAAAAAGGTCAATGATTTGGTGTCTGACGGGCATACAAAGCTAAGAATTCAGGCAGAAATCGATAAATGTGAGGTTTTATGCAGTAATTGCCATAGAAAACACCATCACGATGAACGTGAGGCACGTAAAATGGTTGCAAAGTCTAAAAAATAGAGTAACATACACACCATTATGGAAAAAGAAAAGTCGCAACCCCTTCATAGATATAACTTTTGTTTGGATTCTGTAGTTATTGAAGAAGTCAGGCAAATCGCATGGTCAAAGAAAAAGACCGTATCCCAAGTAATCCGTGAACTACTACAAGCGTACGCAAATGCCAACAGAAATAAATCTTGATGATTTAGAAAACGTACCGGTGTACAAACCGGCGTTGAGTCCGTCCCAAGAGTTGATTATGAATGTGGCTATGGGTATGGAAGAACCTGAAATACTTGCAGCACGATATGGTATCGAGGGCGAGGAGTGGGAAAAACTAAAAGCATACAAACCGTTCTGGATGGCGGTCGAGCGTCAGAAGGCAGAACTAGAGGCATCGGGGCTTACGTTCAAAATAAAAGCCAAGGCACTCACAGAAGACGTGTTCGAAGAAGCGTACAAAATTGCTAGGGGTCATGACGCCACACTTATGCAGAAGTTGGAGTTCATCAAGTTAGGAGCGAAGCTGGCAGACATGGAGCCTAGGGCGAACTCTCAGGTGGCAAGTGGACCGGGGTTCAGTATTAGTATTAATTTCAGTACACCAAAACCTGACGTGTCTAAAAAAGACGATTTTATAGACATAACACCAGAACATGTACAGATTTCTGAGAAAAGTATAGATGAGTCATCTTAATTACACCCCGCCAAAAAGTGTAGAACCATTCCTCCAAAGTGAGGCCTTCGTAAGTTTGATTGTTGGACCTGTAGGTTCGACTAAGACGACTGCGGGTATTGTAAAAATTGCTTATCACGCCAAGCAGATGGCGCCCTGTAAAGACGGCATACGTAGAAGCCGGGCAATCTGGGTTCGTAACACACGAGAGCAGTTACGAGATACAAGTATTCCAGACGTATTGCGTTGGTTCCCTGACGGGCAGGCGGGCGCGTACCTTAAGTCTGAGTACAAATTCATTTTGAGGTTCGACGATGTTGAGTGCGAAATCTTATTCCGCGGTCTTGATGATTCTAACGACGTACGGCGTTTGCTTTCTTTGCAGGCTAGCTTTGGTATTCTTGACGAGTTCCGAGAAATTAACCCCGAAATTTTTAACGCCCTCCAGGGCCGACTTGGTCGTTACCCTTCTAAGCTTGATAATGGCGTTGGATGTGTTACTGATAGCGGTGATTCTAACGCCCACATTTGGGGTATGACCAACCCACCAGATATGGATACATTCTGGGAGCAGTATTTATCTGACCCTCCAGCTAATGCTGAATGTTATTTCCAGCCATCTGGTTTAAGCCAAGAAGCTGACTGGGTAGAGTTTTTGCCTGAAGGTTACTATGAGAACTTGGCAGAAGGTAAGTCAGAAGACTGGATTGATGTTTATATCAACGCAAAGTTTGGTAAGTCGCTTTCAGGACAACCTGTATTTAGAGCGTTCGACAGGGATACCCATGTTGCAGAAAAACCGTTAAACTATATAAAAGCCTCAACCAATCCTCTGGTTATCGGCATGGACTTTGGTTTAACACCAGCCTGTACGATTAGTCAGATTGATATGCAGGGAAGGTTTTTGACCTATGCGGATTTGGTTTCCGAGGGGATGGGTACGCTCAGATTCGTGCGAGAGAAGCTAAAGCCGTTACTAGCTAATAAATTCCCAGGTATGCCAGTTATTGTTATTGGCGACCCGGCAGGACAACAAAGAGCACAAACAGACGAACGTTCAGTATTTGATATTCTGAAACAAGAAGGTTTTAGGGTTGTGCCCGCAAGGTCAAACAGTATTGTTGCTCGACTGACAGCTGTTGATAAGTTACTTACAAGGTCTGTTGATGGTGACCCAGCAATGTTAATTGACCCTGAATGTAAAAATTTGATAAACGCACTACGTGGTGGTTATCGTTATAAAGTAAAAAGTTCTGGAGACGTTGATGACAAGCCAGAAAAAAACAAGTATTCTCACATTGCTGACGCGTTTCAATACGCATGTTTACATGCAGATGGTAATTTGACAGGCGCTGTTTTGACACCGAAAGCAAAAGAAATACAAAAAACAGGATATATCTGGGTATAATTACTTGACTGTCAATAATTTACCGGGTATAAGTTCGGTATTACCTCATTATGGTATCGCGCATGGATAAAGCTCTAAACATCACTAGCAAGAACGCGCCGGGTATAACGGTAGGCGGTATTGTCCCTATTAAGTCTGTAAAGCAGCTTATGGATGAGCAAAGAGCAGCAGCACAACAAGCCAACAGCGAGCCAACAATTCAGAATCTTGCAGCGTATATTAAACAAAAATGGATGTACGCTCGCATGGCCAAAGAATATACCATCGAGACAAAGATGTTGAAGTCAGTACGCGCCCGCCGAGGTGAGTACGACCCAGACAAGCTAGCTCAGTTACGTGAACAGGGCTCAGCAACGATTTACATGATGTTGACGTCAAACAAATGCCGTGCGGCTTCAAGCTGGCTACGCGATGTTTTGTTGACTGGCTCTGATGATAAGCCTTGGAGCTTAAAACCAAATCCGATTCCTGACATGGACCCAAATATCCTTCAGGCATTGATGTTAGAAGCACAGAAGCGCTTAGAAACTATGTTGGCTATGGGTATGAACCCAGGTCAAGAAGAAGTTAAGCAGATGTTGCTTGATTTGAAAGATGCAGCATATCGTGAGTTAGGCACAATTGCCCGTGAGACAGCTGACCGCATGGAACGCAAGATGCACTCTCAGTTGCTAGAAGGTCAGTGGACTACAGCGTTTGCACAGTTTATTGATGACTTAGTAACATTCCCGTCAGCCATCCTCAAAGGCCCAGTAGTTCGTAATCGCCCAGCATTGAAGTGGGTTCCGACAGGAGACGGCGAGTATACGCTTGATGTACAGAATACACTGATGTTGGAGTGGGAACGTGTTAGCCCGTTTGATATTTACCCTGCGCCAGATGCGTCAACAATTAACGATGGATACCTTATTGAGCGTCATAAACTCAGTCGTTCTGATTTGGTGTCTATGTTGGGTGTTGATGGTTATAGTGACGGCGCTATCAGGGCTTGTTTAGAAGAATACGGTAAAGGCGGTTTGCGTGAATGGATTTACGTTGACCTAACTAAGGCTACAGCTGAAGGTAAATCAACTACAGCAGCTGGACAAAATCCATCTGAACTCATTGACGCATTACAATTCTGGGGTTCTGTACAAGGCCAACTGTTGCTGGACTGGGGTATGACAGCCGAAGAAGTACCTGACCCACTAGCCGAGTATCCTATTGAAGCATGGTTAATTGGTCGCTGGATTATTAAAGCTGTAGTTAATCCAGACCCATTAGGTCGTAAACCTTACTACAAGGCATCATACGAAGAGGTTCCAGGCGCTTTCTGGGGTAATTCAGTAGCTGACCTATGCCGTGATGCTCAAGACATCTGTAATGCCGCTGCAAGAGCTTTGGTGAACAATATGAGCTTAGCTTCTGGCCCACAAGTTGTTTATAACATCGACCGCTTACCTGAAGGTGAGAACGTGACACAGATTTTCCCATGGAAGATTTGGCAGGTTACTTCAGACCCAATGAATGGTGGTCAAGCTCCTGTTACTTTCTATCAGCCAAGCTCACAAGCTAATGAATTGATGGCTGTATATGAGAAGTTTGCAGTTTTGGCTGACGAGTACACAGGTATTCCACGTTATATGACTGGCGGTACACCATCAGGTGGCGCTGGTAGAACAGCATCTGGTATGTCAATGTTGATGACTAATGCTGGTAAATCAATTAAACAAGTTATTGCAAACATCGACGAGCACGTTATTAAGCCTTGTATCGACCGTTTGTATTACTACAATATGCGTTATAGCGACGACCCAGATTTGAAGGGTGACGTAAATATCCAGGCACGTGGTGCTGCTTCATTGATGGAGAAAGAGTCTGCCGCACAACGTAGAAACGAATTCCTAGCTACTGCTCTGAATAGCCCGATTGCACAACAAGTTGTAGGACCGAAAGGTATTGCCGAGTTGTTACGTCAAGCTGCAAGAACATTAGACCTAAACGTGGATGATATTATTCCATCTGCTGAAGAGATGAAGCTTCAAGAAATGCAGATGCAACAAGCTCAAGCAGCACAGTTAGGTATGGAACAAGCTCAACAAAATGGCCAAGCGCAAGCTGGCGGTACACCTCCTAATCCGCAACAGGGGCAAAATCTTATGGATGGCGCTCCAGTTCAGAATAGATTTTTACCACCAGGTGCTTGACAAGTTGTTGATAAAGCAGTAAATAGTAACTAATTAATAAAGGAGCCCGAAATGGCAAACATTTTTAACGAAGAAAAACGCGGCGGCAAAGAAATGGCTCAAGTGTCAGCTAAGACTGACGGCATGACCAAAGGCGGCCCAGTAAACACAGGCGGTGCAGGTCCAGTTGACTTGAACATGCGCGGTGGCAAAGAGTACGCACAAGCTTCAGCTAAAACTGACGGAATGTGCAAGTAAGTGAGAATTGACGAGCGAGTAGCTCGATGCTTGACTCTTTTACGAGCATCTGAGTTTGACCACTTTAGAGAGTATCTCAGAGCCAAAAGGCAGGGGTCTCTTGAAAAGATGGCTGTAACTACAGATGAAAAAATGATTTTTAGGCTCCAAGGCGAAGCCGGTATGTTGGATGAGTTACTCAACCACATCGAAGGTGCAGAAGCACTAGTCGCAAAATTAAGAAAGTAACCTGCCGACCGTAAAGTCGGGGCAGACGAAATCAAGTAAAGGTTTTTTAACCCGTAGTACAACAAGTAGCAGACCGTTTAACGTGAATAGCTGACCGTAAAGTCGGAGCTTGAATCGTGAGTCGGAGCGAAAGGAGATAGAAATGGCGTTGCCAAAAGCAGTACAACAACAAATCGATGATGCAGACCGTCTAGTGGCGGAAATAAGCGGAGACAAGACCGGCGATGATGTAAATCAAAACCCGGAGACTGGCGAAGATAATCAACCACAGGAGCCTGCAACTAATGTTGTAGAACCTGCGCCAGCACCCGTTTCGAGAGAGCCGGTAAACAGTATTCCTGAAGAGAAGTGGGAAAATAAATATCACACTCTAAAGGGCATGTACGATGCGGAAGTTCCGCGTTTGCATTCGCAAGTTAAAGAGTTGAATCAACAGGTTCAGCAGCTAATTGCAGATGCAGCGTCAGCTAAAGCTCAAGTACCCCAGGAAGTAAACGTACCGTCTTTAATCACTGAACAAGACAAAGAAGCATTTGGTCCTGATTTAATCGACCTTATTGAACGTGCAACAGAAGCGAAGGTTTCAACTTTCCGCCAACGTGAATCTCAATTAATGGACGAAATTAATCAGCTCAAAGGTAGAGTTGGTGATGTAACTGAAAGGCAAGTGGTTTCTGACAAAGATAGATTCTTTGCTGGTTTATCACAGAAGGTCCCAGATTGGGAGCAACTAAACGAAGATTCAGGTTTCTTGAACTGGCTCGAAGAAGTTGACCCTGTATATGGAATCCCTAAGAAGGTTGCATTAACAAACGCGTATGAAGTTTTAGATGTTGGTCGTGTATCAACAATCTTTAATGCTTATAAAAGTATGCTAGAGCCAGCTAAACCTCAAAAGCAAAAGAACCAAGAGCTACAGCGTCAAGTTGCACCGACCCGTTCAAGGGCATCAAGTCCAGACCC